CTCTCGCCCTCTTGCTTCGAGGAAGTCGTAGATTGGATTTCGGACTAAATGTTTCTGACCACGGCCGGTTCCGTAGAAGAAGCTACTTCCATCTATCGGTTTTAGCCAGAAGCGTTTCCGACTAGCGGTACGCGGCGGTGAGCGTACGTCTAGACGAGATCGCGCGCTGAGAGCGAGTTCCGTGGCCCAGCGTCCATAGACTTGCAGCGATGCACGAGCGAGCGCAGCGTTGACGGGGCGATCTGCGTCCAACGCCACCGACGGCGACGCGCTGCAGGGCGCCAAGCTGGGAGGCGTGCTACCGGCGCAGCGTTTGCGCGAGGCGATCGCCGAGGAGTGGATCGCCGCAGGCGCGTGGCGCATCCCACACGAGTCTGTCCAGCCCGCCAGCGTCGACCTGCGTCTGGGCGAGCGCGCCTGGGCGCTGCGCTGCAGCTTCCTGCCGGACAGCGACTCGACGGTTGAGCAGAAGGTCGAGGATCTCGCCTTCGAACAAGTTGATCTTCGCGACGGCGCCACGCTGGAGCGCGACCGGCCGTACCTCGTGCCGCTGATCGAGGAGCTGCGCCTGCCGCAGCACGTCCGCGCAAAGACAAACCCCAAGAGCTCGACAGGCCGGCTCGACGTGTTCACCCGCGTGCTCACCGACCGCAGCCACCGCTTCGACGAGATCGCAGCCGGTTACCAAGGCAAGCTCTACCTGGAGGTGGTCCCTCGTACGTTCGCGATCCGCGTGCAGACCGGCCTGGCACTCAACCAGGTGCGCTTGGCGGACGGCGATGGGCGACTCGATGACAAGCAGTTGCGAAACCTGCACGAGCAGACCCCGCTGCTGTTTCGCGATGCCGAGCCGCTTGCGGACTCGTCGCTGTCACTCGGCGATGGGCTGTTCCTCAGCCTCGACGCCTCCGGCGGACCAACGAGCACAGTCGGCTACCGAGCAAAGAAGAACAGCCTGCCGATAGACCTGACGAAGGTCGGCTCCCTGCACTGGCAGGACTACTGGGAGCCGGTCCACCCAGAGGCCAAGCAGCGCATCGTGCTCGAGCCAGAGGTCTTCTATCTGCTGCTGTCAGCCGAGGGCGTGAGCATTCCTCCGTCCTATGCCGCCGAGATGCTTGCTTACGATCCGACGGCCGGCGAGCTGCGCACGCACTACGCCGGGTTCTTCGATCCCGGGTTTGGCTTCTCACGCACAGGCGAGCCAGGCGGGAGCCGAGCAGCGCTCGAGGTTCGAGCGCGCGACGTGTCCTTCATGGTCGAGCACGGACAGCCGGTCTGCAAGCTCGCCTTCGAACGGATGGCCGAGCAGCCCGATGTGCTCTATGGAACCGACGTTGGCTCCAATTACCAAGGCCAGCAGACGATGCTAAGCAAGCATTTCCTGGGCCAGCGCGGGGCAGTTCGAGCATAAGACTCGAACAAGTGCATTTGTTCGTACTGTCGTAACGCAGAAGGTTATTTGCGTTCTCGTACGAAATAAGCGACCATTGTCCGCTCTATCATCCTTTGGAACAGACTGTTTATGATCCTCTAGTACCGCACAACCCATGCGGTTTTCCAAGAGCGCGGGATTTTTCCAGGACGAGGAAAGAGCCCCTAGCCCCCATCAATACGGACAGGGACCAAGTACACATGCCCAGAACAAGTTCAAAAGCTCCAAAAGCACCGACAGCCACGCAAGAGCCAGCGTGGTCGATCCCCAGCCTGCGCGAGCCGCGTTATTCGCAATCGCTCGAGCGTGGCCTCGCCATTCTCAGTTGCTTTACGCCCAAGCGGCCAGTGCTGGGCATCGCCGACATCGCCGACGAGCTCGGCATGAGCCGCTCGACGACGCATCGCTACGTGATCACGCTGCTCGCGCTCGGCTACCTCGAGCAGGGCGCCTCGCGCAAGTACCGGCTTGGCCTCAAGGTGACGGACCTCGGCATGTCGGCACTGAACGCGACCGGCCTGCGCGAGCACGCCGACCCGCATCTCGAGGAGCTTCGCCGGCGCACGTCCTACACGGTCGGCATCGGTGTGCTGGAGGGACACGACCTGCTCGTCGTCCACCAGGCCGCGAGCTTCCGCCGCGGGATCAACTCGTCGCTGCGCACGGGCTCGCGCGCGCCGGCCTACGCCACCGCCGGCGGCAAGATGCTGATGGCGCATCTGCCCGACCATGAGCGCGCCGAGATGCTGCGCGCGATGAAGCCGAAGCGCCACGGCCCGAACACGATCCTCGGCAAGAAATCACTCGCCGACGAGCTCGACGGGCTGCGCGACGAGAGCGTTGCCGTGGACGATGAAGAGCACGCCGAGGGCGTCCTGATGCTCGCCGCGCCAGTGCGCAACGAGGCGCGCGTCGTGGTCGCGGCGATCGACGTCGTCGTGCCGTCCTCGGCGATGAGCGTCGGCAGCCTCGTGGATGCGCTGAGCCCGCACGTGATCGCGACCGCCGACAACGTCTCGGCTCGCCTTGGCTTCCGTCGTGACGACGAGACAGCCGAGACGTCAGCATGAGCGTCTCGGCGATCGTCCCCGCCGTCTGCGTCGTGCTCGCCTTCGCCTACGTGCTGAGGACCTACGTGCTGACGCGCCGCAGCGACCAGAAGGAGACGCCGGCGCGCGTCGTCCGCCACGTGCCGATGACCGAACGCGAGCTCGCGCGCCTGCGCTGGCCGTGGTGGGTCCGCAACTCGGAACTTCCGTGGACACAGTCAACGCCGCAGCCGTTCGCGACGGAGTCGATCGACTGGGGCGTCGGCTGATGGCCGGCCTAGACATGGCAGCCGCCGGGCGCGCGGCCGCCGAGAGCATGGAGGCGATCGAAGACCCGGCTGTGCAGGAGGCGCTCAGTCTGCTCGCCGAGGCGCAGGTCATGGCGACGCTCGCGCTGCTGCGCAAGGGCCTCAAGCCCGAGGCCGTGGCGTCGTATCTCGGCGGGCAGATGGCGGCGACGCAGTTCACGGTGCTGGCTCCCCACGCGACGCGCGACTCGTGATGCAGGACGAGCTGAGACGGTTCGCGCGCCGCGTCGCCGAGCAGTTGCGCAGCCCGCCGACGATCGACACGCGCTCGCCGGAGAAACGGCTCGTCGACGCGGCGCTCGAGCACGTACGCGACCACTACGGCGAGGCGCTCGCTGCACGCGCGCGCCGGGCCCGCGACGAATACCGCCGCGCGCACCCGCGCGAACGCCCGACGGCGGCTGACCTACACCGTGCCAGCGTCGCCGCCGAGCGCCGCACGCAGGACATCGACGTCGGCGACGTCGGCTTCTTCGGCGACACGAGCGAGTGGCGCGTCAAGGAGTCGCGTGCCGCCGGCGAGGGGCGCTACGTGCTTGTGGTCGAGCGATGAAGGTCTACATCGTGGAGGTTGGCGTCTACGCCGAACGCGACATCGCCGGGGTCTACAGGCTGCCGCACGATGCGTAGGGCGCGGCTACTCGCCGCGCAGGGCAAGTGGGGCAAGACGCCGCTGCGTTTCCGGCTGCTCGGCTTCAAGGTCAGCGAGCGCACGGCGCAGACGCTCACGATAAAGCTGCCCTTCTGGCTTCGCGGCCGCGAGGAGCTGATAGCCAAGGCGATCCGCAACACGGAGCGCGACGCCGAACTCGCCGAGCTGGACATCAAGATCGAGGTCGGCCACCGGCTGCTCAAGATCACGCGCGGCGCGGAGCCGTACACCCGATGAGCTACGCCACGATCGTCGCTGATCCTCCGTGGCGCTACACCGTGACGAAGGAGGGCATGAAGGTCGGCACGGCCGAGGCCCACTACGACACGATGACGATGGAGGAGATCGCCGCGCTGCCCGTGCGCGAGCTGGCCGCCGACAACGCGCACCTGTTCATGTGGATCACGAACCCGATCCTGACTGAGCAGCGCATCGGCAAAGAGAGCCCGAACGCCGTCGAGATCATGCGCCGGTGGGGCTTCGAGCCGAAGACGATGCTGACGTGGCTCAAGGGAGAGAAGGGGGGGGGGGGGGATGGGCTTCTTCTTCCGGGGTGACACAGAGCACGTCCTGTTCGGCGTCAAGGGCAACTTGCCGATCGAGCCCAAGCTGCGCCGCAGCAACGTCTTCCGAGGCAAGCGCGGCGCGCACTCGGCCAAGCCCGACTCGTTCTATGACCTTGTAGAGCAGGTATCGCCCGGCCCCTACGTCGAGCTGTTCGCCCGACGCGCGCGCTTCGGGTGGGAGTATTGGGGCGACGAGAGCCTTGCCACGGTGGCGATGTGAAGGCGATCTCTCTGCATCAGCCGTGGGCGTCGCTCATCATGTGCGGCGCCAAGCGAGTCGAGACGCGCTCGTGGCGACCGCCCGAGTCCTTGATCGGCGAGCGCATAGCGATCCACGCGGCCAAACGGATCGACGACTGCGTGCTTGATGCGCCCTTCTCGCGCTACATCGCCGACCCCGTGCGCGACGCGCCGCAGGGCGTCCTGCTCGGAAGCGTCCTGCTCGAAGGCGCGTGGCTGATCGAGCACCGCGCCGAGGCGAAGATGGTCGCGCACGAGTACCCGTCGAGCGACGCGGCCATGCGTGCCTATCCCCGCGAGGCCTGGCGGAATGTGGGCGAGGACGAATGGAATAACGTCCGCCGCAGCACGGGTGATGCGCTATCGATCACCGGCTACACGGTCGAGCGATGAGCGTGCGCCTCGCCGTCGCCGACATCGCGCGGGAGTTGACCACGAGCGGCCGTGTTCGGACGTCGGACGGTCGCGTGATCGGCACGCGCTGGCTCGGCCGCAGGATGGTCGAGCACTGGCACGCCGGGGCCAACGTGATCGAGCCGCCGGACGTCCTCGACTTCGCCGAGGTGCGCATCGCCTCGTCGCCGTTCCTCGACGAGCTCCACAAAGCATGGCCGCGCGCGAGCATCGAGAACGCCGTCGCCGACGTCGCCGAGACGTGGGCGTTCGTGGTGGAGCGATGAGCCCTTATTCGTTCGATCCGATACTGCCATATCTGCGGCGAGCTGCGGGTCGCACATGGCAGGTAGACGCCGAGATCACGGCCGAAGGCGAGCTATCCATCTACCTCGAGCGGAAGTGGTGGGCGATCCTCGCGACCCGATCGGCGGTCAAGCGGCGTGCACGCGACGTAATACTCATCGCGCCTGAGCATCACTTGCGCTTCGTCTGGACCTCCAAGGACGACGATCCTGTCGTGCAGGCGATCTACTACAGCCGCCGGCGTGACGAGGATCACGGTCGCCTGCGCAGCACCACATGAGCCGCAACAGCGGCCCGTGGTACGAGGTCACGATCGAGGCGCACGACGTGCCGCCGCGCTATCGGATCGAGGCGCAGACGCATCAACTGCCCGCGCACAGCGAGAAGGCCGCGCGCGCAGCGGCGTGCCGGCGCGCGCACATCGCGGCGCGGGTGCCGCCGTGGAAGCCCTATCTGCGCGTCACCTACCGGCACTCGAGCGCGCGCATCCTGCAGGTCAAGACCGACTGGAAGGGTGACGTGACGCTGCCGAGCTAGTCGCCGAACGCGGGATGCTCGTGCTGCGTGTGCTTGCGACAGACCGGATGGCCGTGTTCGGGATCGGCGTGGCCTTTGCGCCAGCAGCCCTTCTCGATGCAGTTGACGTGGTGCCACCACGCGATGATGCCGACGACGAGCGTCACCTCGCCGAAGTCCGAGCCGATCCCCGACCAGAACTGGTAGCCGTCGTTGTGCAGCGGGTCGAGCGGTGTCTTGAGCGCGACCAGGACGGAGAGCAGGAGGTGCATCGCTGCGCGCGATGTTGGCGCGCGCGCCGGACGCGACTGCGCGCTGACCTATCCTGCGAGACGTGACTCGGAGCGGGAGATGAGCAGCGTCGCCGCGGATCCGCGCGCCGAACTCGAGCGGCTCGTGGCGCAGGGCTGCCAATGCCCGCACGGTCGACTCGTGCACGGCGCGACGCTGCTCGACGGCAAGGTCATCTGCGGCGTGATGGAGGCCGACCACGCGCGCGCCGATCGCATCCTCGAGGGCGCGCCGATCGGCGTCGTGCTCTCGATGCATGAGGACCCCTCGATGGTGTTCGGCTTCTGCCTCGGCGACGACGCGCCGGCCACGAACGCGGACGAACAACGTGGCGGCCGGATCCCGCGTCACTACACCGCCTGCCCGATCTACGCCGCGGACAAGGACATCGAGGAAGCGAGCAAGCGCCTGTTCGGCGAGCTGGCGACAGGAGACGACCGCCTGCCGCAGAATGAGCACGGTGAACCGATCCTGCAGGAGGAACCCGTGACCGATGACGAGTTCGCATGGCTAAAAAATCCTGATGCGGTGCTGCAATGATCCGCATTGGTGACGTGATGGTTCTGCGTGCATCAAGCCGCGAGTACGGACCCCGCGACTCGTTGTACATGATCGTGCGCGACTTCCGGCGAGTCCTGCTGCGCTTCAAGCTACCGGGCTTTCTACACCGATGATCCTCGCGTCGGTCACGGAACAGGTACTCGTCGTCACGGTGCCATCTGTTATCGGCTCGCTCATCGCTGGGGCCTGCGCGGTGTGGGCAGCAAAAATCGGACTCGCTAACCGTGCGAGCCTGCACGAGGTCAAGCGCAAAGTGACGACGCCCGGTAAGGGCACGCTCGGCCAGAAGCTGCAGGCGGTCGCCGAGGTGCCGCGCTACGGCAAGCCCTCGCCAGCGATCGCCGTCGAAGCCGACGTGCGTGCGCGTCGCGACGGGCTAGACGCGCCGCCGCAGCCGCTCGCCGACCGGGACCTGCCGCATGGCTAGGTCCTCGGTCAAAGACCGCGTCGTCTCCCGCGTTCGCGAGACCGTCGAGGACTACACCGGCGTCACCGTCGCCGACGTCAAAGAGGTCGGCGCGCTGCGCGAGAGTGCCGTGCAGTTGGAGATGTGGCGGGAGGAGGCGATGGAGCTCGCGTACTGGGCGATGGACTACTTCTCCGGGCGCCCGCAGGAGATGCGCCCCGAGCGACGCAACCGCTTGGCGCAGCGCTCGCGCATCGCGCAGATGCAGGACCCGCTCGCCGGCGCTGAGGCGCAGCTGCTCGCGAACTTCTCCTTCGGCCGCGGCATCGGACGCCCGCAGGCGATTCATCCCGCCGTGCAGGCCGTGATCGACGAGGCGTGGGAGAACCCCGTCAACCTCGAGAAGCTCACGAGCTACGAGGCGCAGCGCCATCGCTCGAACGAGATGATCGCGCAGGCGAACCTCTACCCGACCGCGTTCGTGCGCAACGGCAAGGTCCGCGTCGGCTTCCTCGACGCCGACCAGGTCCCGCACATCGTCTGCGACCCCGAGGACGACGAGCGCCCGCTGTGGTTCGTGACGCGCAAGTACGAAGTCGGCTGGGACTTCGAGAGCGATCGCCCACTCGCGGCCTCGGCGATGGGCGGCAAGGGCGGCAGCTTCATGACGCCGCAGATCGTCTACTACCCGCACTGGCAGAACGTCACCGACGCGATGCGCGAGCGCGTCAAGAACGGTGAGGAAGAGCTAGAGCTCCCGCCGGCGAAGAAGATCGGCGGCGGCTACGTCGCGCACTTCCGCATCAACCGGATCGGCCGCACGCAGTACGGGACGCCGCCGTGGGCCCGGACGCTGCGCTTCTACTCGGCGATGAACTCGCTGACCGAGGCGCACGTCGCGATGGCGCAGGCGCGCAGCTCGTTCATCGCCAAGCGCGTGAGCAAAGGCACGCCCGAGCAGATTCAGCGGATGGCGAACTCGATGCTGAGCATGGGCGGCGAGATAGGCGCCGCCCGCTTCGGCGAGAACCCCGGCATGATGGACGGCCCGACCGGCTTCGGCGGCGGCTTCGGACCGGAGGCAGGCTTCGACCCGCGCTTCTCACCGCCGATGGCTGGCTCGGTCTGGCACGAGAACGAGTCCTCGACGCTCACGAGCCTGCAACTGAGCAGCGGTGCCAGCGAAGCCGAGCAGAGCGCGCAGGTCGTGCGCGCGCCGATCGCCGGCGCGGCGCAGTTCGGCCAGCACTACTTCGGCGACGCGAGCAACGGCAACCTCGCGTCGAACACCTCCCTCGAGCTGCCCGCGCTGATGAACGTGCAGGCGTGGCAGCAGACCTTCGAGGACCTGCTGCGGTGGTTCACCGACATGGCGATCGAGGCGGCCGTGCGCAACGGCGACCTCGGCGGCCAGGCGACGCCCGACGAAGACGAAGAAGACGACATTCGCTTCGAGGTGCCCGACATCTCAGACCCGTCGCTCGCCGAGGGCGAGGACGCCAAGGACCCCGAACAGGTCCTGCGCGAGTGGGAGGACGAGACCTACCGGCGCACGCGAGCTCGGCTGCGCGCCGGCGAGCGCCGCAAGATGCCGCTGCACACGCTGCGACTGCGCGAGGACCAGCAGGAGATTGAACGGCGCACGGGCATCGACCTCTCCTACACGTTCACGATGCCCTATCCCGGCCGGCGCAACCTGCCCGACGTGCTCGCCGCAGTGAACACGGTCGCGCTGAGCTATGACCCGATGGGCCAGAACATTCCGCTGCGCCGCTCCCTGCTGTTGTTCCTCGCCTCGCAGGGCCTCGAAGTGGACGACCCCGCACGTTGGGTTGACGAGGTGCTGCCGAAGAACACGAAACCACCGCCGATGATGCCCGGCGCACCTCCCGGCGTCGCTGCGCAGGCACTCGCCCCACAGCTGCGGCCCGAGCGACAGATCGGCGACCCTAAAAAGGATGCGTCGCAGTCCTTCAACGCGCTCGGCCGGATGAGTCCGAACGACGAGATGGGCGAGGCGATGGTCTACGCGCTCGGAGGGCCCGCCGGCGTCGAACGCCTGCGCGAGTCCTACGCCATGCAGCAGGTCGGTGCCGCGCTCGCGCGTCTCAGCGAGAACCGCTGGGACCAGCCGGCCGTCGATCGCGCGGTCGAGGATCTTCTCGCGCCGGCGGCTACGCCCGCGAACGGGAACGGGGCTAGTGGCGGCTCCGGCGAGTAGCGCTCCCCCCCGCGAAGAACAGCAGCAGCGACGAGAACGTCGCGCGCCCGCCGTCCCTCCCACGCCTGCGCCACCGCTGCCGCCGACCGCCGGCGGGATCGCCGCGACGGCCGCGACGCTCGCTCTGATCGACGGCTTCAACCGTCGCAGCGGCACCGACAACGCCGGATGGCTGCGCGCCTACTCGCGCGCGCATCTGCCGCAGGAAGCCGCGCTCGAGCTGCAAGCCGACGAGGCCGCGCGCGAGCTCGCGTTCTCGCGCAACTCGCGCCAGCGCGTGCAGGAAGGGCTCGCGAAGGTGCTGCCCGTCGAGGATCCCGAGCTACGTCGCGCCGCGCTGCAGGCGCTGCTCGGCCGCGAGCGCCAGTATGCCGTGCTGCGCTCGCAGGCGGTCGCCGTGCGCGCGGCCGCGCTGCGCAACTTCGTCGACGTGCAGGAGGTCTCGCCACAGGGCGCGCTGTGGATGCTGAACCCGCTCGTCACACAGCACACGCCCGACTGCATCGCGCTCTCTGGCCGCTTCTGGCCGTGGGCTGTGCTGGCGAAGATTCGTCCGCCGCGACACGGCGGCTGCCGCTGCTACCTGCTCGCCGCCGCTGGCGCGATCCGTCGCGGGCTGTGGAACGGAGTCGTGCCGAGCGAGGATGAGGCGTGGGCGTTGCTCGCGCAGTTGCTACCCGAAGACGACGAGCACTAGGAGGCCGACGTGGAGGCACAGAAACCGAGCATCGGACGCATCGTGACGTACCGCTCGAAGACCGGCGACTACGACCTGCCGGCGATCATCACCGGCACGCGGGAGACGATGTCCTCCGTTGGCCTGGCGCGCGCTGACAGCGAGGAGGGCCAGCGCCTGATCCTGAGCACCGAGACGCACGTTCACCTGCATGTGTTCACGCCGGGCGCGCAGGGCTCCTACCAGGAGCACGACGTGCCGATGCACCCGGCGACGCTCGCTGAGCACATCGGCGTGCGCCGCGAGACGCGGGCGCAGCCGGAGCCGCGCACCTGGCGCTGGCCGGAGCGTGTGTGATGGCGGATGACATCACGATCGACTTGCGAGGCTGCACTCGCTGCCACGGAGAAGGGCATCCGAGGATCACGTTTCGGCCACTGACATTCCCAGTTCGTCGCGACGAGACAACCGTCTACACGCATTGGGCTGCGTGCCCAACGAACGGTGAGCCGATCATGATGCTTAGGTCGCCGTCACACGACCGCGCACTCGTACGCTGATGGCCGCGCATCGACGCTACCCGACGCCGGCCGAGCAGTTCGTGCAGCTCGCCCGCGCCGCGCGCGAACAGGGGATGAGATTCGAGCAGTTCTGGACGGAGGTTGTCTTCCCGACGTGGCCGAACGGTCAGCGGCGCCTGATCGTCTGGCGCACAGCCGACGCGCCAGAGACGATGGTGCGATGGCCGAACGACGGAGAGGAGCGCGGCTACTGGGAGTTCGGGATCAAGGAGACGAAGGACGTCTGGCAGGAGGCGTACGAACAGACGCAGACGCGACTCGGCGACGCGATGCGCTCGCTCGCGCCGAACGGTTTGCCTGCGCATGTCGCGCTACCTTCTGCTGCGTGACCGGCTCGCTGATCTTCGCCTCGCAGGAGCTCGCCGAGAGCGCGAAGACGGCGGCGCTCTCCGTCACACATGCGCCGATCGGCAAAGGCGGCAAGAATTGGATCACCCGCACGGCCCCCGGCAACACGGGTCAGCTTCCGGCCTACATTCAGAACGTCCGCAACGGGATCATGCGCGGACCGCCGCCAGTGCCGGAGGGTGAGGCGACCGAGATAGCGATAGGCCGCGTGCGCGACTGGGCTGCGGGCGGCGGCAACGTCAAACCAGAGGTCCGCGCCGCAGCGCGCAAAGCGATCGCCGAGTATGCGGCGCTGAAAGGGAAGAACGACGCGAGCAAAGCGGCCGGGGCAGTACGGGAGCACTCAACGGGAGGGTGTACGGTTCCCGACGTGGACCCGGTCACTGAGATGCTGTTCGAGGACGCCGATACGTCCGCTCTCTCGACGCCGAGCCAGCGCCACCGGGACGGGAAGTTCTCCAACCTGCGCGGCCGCGTCACCGGCAACGGCAAGACCTTCGCGACGATGATGGACGAACTCAAGGCGCGCGGCCACGTCAAGAACACGCCCGGCAAGGGCGCGCCGGAGGTCACGATCGGCTCGAGTCCGGACAGCGGCGGCGCCAGCGGATGGATGTACGGCACCGTGCCCGACACCTTCGCGACGAACGTCGCCTACGGCGGACTGGGCGAGGCTGATCGTCGGTCGGACTCCGAGGCGTTCTCAGGGCGTGAGGTCGCTGCGATGTACGACAGCGCTCGCGGCAAGGGTATGAACCACACCAACGCGATTACTCACGTCGCAGGACGCAAGCGGGTTGATCCGGCGCGCGTTCGCAGCGCGGTCTCGCGCTTCTCGAAGAGCAAAGCACGGCTACGCGAGTCGATCGACTGGGACACCGTCATCTCCGAGGGGCATGAGGCGATCGCCTCATGCGAGCAGGCCGCGCTCGCCGAGGTCGCGCTCGCCGCGGCCGAGCTGGCCGAGGCGCTGCTGCAGGAGCGCGCCGTCCCGCAGTCCAAGCGCGAGGCGCTGCTCGCCAAGGGGCAGGCGGTCAAGAACGGGGACGGGTCTATCGCCTACCCGATCGAGAACCCGAAGGACCTCGAGAACGCGGCGACTCTCGCGCGCTCCGGCCACGGCAACGTGCCGGCTGCAAAGCGGCTCATCGCGAAGATGGCGAAGAAACTCGGCGTCAAGAATCCGTTGCAGGAGGCTGACGCCCCGCGTCTCGTCGCCGAGCCCGCGATCAAGAAGGGTGACCGCGTGCGCGTGCGCTCGGACGTCCACCTCGCGAGCCTTCACCAGTTGCGCGGCCGCGACGGCAAGGTCGAGGAGGTGCGCGACATTCCGATGGGCGGCAACGGCGCGGCGATGCGCAAGCTCAGCGTCATGTTCGACAACGAAGACCGCGTCGAGCTCAACGCCGCGCACGTGCAGCGGATCCCGCGCGCCGATCGCGTGCAGAAAGTCTCCGAGGCCGACGCTCTGCTACAGGAGGCTTCGCTCACCGCCAAATTGAAGCGGCTGCGGCCGGGCCACGACACGAAGCTCGGCACCTATCGAATCAAGGGCAAGGTCGGCGGCGGCTACAAGCTCAGCCACGAACGCACCGGCGAGAAAGTCGAGGACCTCGGCGAGCACGGCACCGTCTCATCGGTGACGAAGCGGATCGCCTCGCACCGCAAACTGCACGAGGCGCTCGTCGAACTCGAAACGCTGCTCGAGGGCGACGGCCCGCGCGACTACGGCGAGGACGCATGGTCTGGCGCGCTCCCCCGCGCGAAGTCGCTCAACCAGGGCGAGACGATGCGCTTCCCGGACGGCACGGCGCTCAAGCGCCACGCCTCCGCCGACGGCCGCGACCAGTGGAGCGCCGGCACGCCGAGCACGTGGCGCGAGGACGGCGTCTCGTGGAACTCGCCGCACCGTACGCCCGAGCGCGCCGTGCAGTCGGCGATGGAGGGGAGTGCCGCGTCGTCAGACCCCGAGTCGCTCGGCGGTAGTAGTTCCTACTACCGCGGCATGAGCGTCGATGCCAAGGGCAACGGCCTGCGCTTCGCTGGCGTCAGCCCGACCACGGGCAACGCGCTTGTCTCCGATCCCAGCACGCCGAGCTATCGCCCCCAGGAGGTCGAGTGGGCGACGCTCAAGCCGAACTCGGCGACGACGTACCTGCGCCAGTGACCGGTTAGTTCCCGGTTGTGTAGGCTCCGATGGCTATGGACATCTACGAGGAGCACCGCTACTCACCAGGCGAGCGCGCGATACTTCGCGAGCTCCGCCATCTCGGAAGGAGACTGAACGTCGTGACCAGTTCTGTGCAGCAGGCGATCGAAGCGAAGATCGCCGAGGACGAGCAGGCAGTCGAAGGAGTCGCCACCCGCGTCGCAGCCTCACAGGCGGCGCTCGAACAGGCGATCGAAGCGGCGAAGGACAGCGGCGTCGAAGCGGCTCCGCTCGAAGCCGCGCTCGAGTCGATCAAGGAGCACGCCGACGCGATCGACGCCGCCAAAGGCGAAGAAGCACCCGCCGAAGGCGTGAGCGGGAAAGCCGAAGAAATCAAGAACGGGGAAACCCCCGCCTCCTGATCTTCGCCGGACGGCCGCTGCGGGCCTGAGCGCCCGCGGCGTGCCGCGCCGTCCTCTCCCGTGTCGGTTTGCACACCGGCACGCGCGTATCCTCCGCTCCCGTGAGCGATGAGCACCCCACTGTCGAAGGCGACCTGCTCGAGGCGGACGAACTCAGCCAAGCCGGCCCGCTGATCGAGGCGACGGCGCGCGTGATCGTGCCGAAGAAGGGCAAGCTGTTCGAGAGCGACGGCAGCGTCGGGGTTTGCATCATCCGGCCGTGCGTCAGCCGTGGCCGTGCGTTGCGTGGGCTGCGCCCGATCTACACGCCAAAGATGCTCGAGCAGAACGCCAGCGTGTTCGGCGGCTGGCATATGTTCATGGACCATCTCAGCGAGCAGATGGTCGAGGCGGTGCGCAAACGCGAACGCTCGATCCGCGAACTCGGCGGCCGCATCCTCGTCGAGGGCCTGCACTTCTCGAGCGACTTCCGCAGGAAGGACGACGCCGACTTCGGCTATCACCCCGGCGGCGTGATCGGACGCGCGATCCCCCAGCCGCCGGTGCGCTCCATGCTCGAGGCCGACCCAGAGATCCTGCACACGTCGATCAACGCGTGGCCGACCGGCGCGCGCGAGGGCCAGATGTGGGGACAGAAGGGGATGCTGGTCGAGGGCATCCGACGCAAGCCACAGGGCAGCGTGGACTGGGTTCTGCGCGGCGGCGCAGGCGGCCACGTTCTCTCCGAGGACGAAGCCCTTGCGGTTTCACTTTTGGAGGCGTACTACGATGCCGCACCAGACGACATGGCTGGCCTTGACGACATCACACTGGAGCAACTCACGGAGGCGGTCAAGGACCGCAACCCAAAGCTCCACGTCCAGCTCACCGAGGCCATGGGCGGCACGGCGAAGTGCCCCGACTGCGGCAAATCGTTTCCGGCCGACGCGCTCGCCGCGCACATAAAGAGCGAGCACGGCAAACCGGCCAAGTCCGCCAAGGTCAAGGAGGACGACGTCGAGTACCTCACCGCCGACGACCTCGCCGAGGCGCTGAGCGCGCAGGCCGACGAGCTCACCCGCGGCTTCGCCACGAAGCTGAGCGAGCACGACCAGGCCGTCCAGGAGCGCGCCGAGCAGTTGCTCGAGGAACGCGCCGGATACACGCAGCTCGAGGCCGCGGCCAAGAAGCTGATTGAGAAAGCAGGGCTGCCGCCGACGTGGCAGGAGCAGTTGCTCTCGCGCTACACCGTTCTTCCGTCCGGCCCGACATCGGGACTCGCCAACCTCTCCGAGAGCGAGAAGGACGACGGCACGAAGGTCACTCTGCTCGAGGCGCTGCAGGCGTCGATCGAGAAGGACGTCCAGCACGCCGCGAAGATGATCCGCGAGGCGGGCGGCACCGCAACGGTGCGCGGCCTCGGCGGTCTCGTCACCGAGTCGGCCAACGACGCCGGCGGCCGACCGGGCGCGCACACCCCGACGCCGGCCTGGCGCGAGGGGCTTGACCTCAACCTCAAGGAGGGCGAGTCCGCGGACGACGCTCTCGCCGCGATGGTCCGGGAGGGCTTGGCCTAATGCCTTACGAGGGTCTAGGCGCCCGCCACGAGGCGATCGCGACAAAGGTCTGCCAGCACGGGCAGATCGTCGTCGAGGACAACATCGTCGGCAGCGCATTCAAGGCGCTGCAGCTGACCCCCTTCGTGGACCCCGTCGCAACGGATGGCGAAGGCCGTCTGCTCTCGCAGCAGGTCGCGGTCGGCGAGTCGTTCGAGATTCAGATAGGCGGTGTCCACGAGATGCCGCTCGTCGGCGAACTTGAGGGCCTCGAGGTCAGCGACCGCGTCTACATTCGCGCCAGCGACAATCACCTGTTCGGCGCGCCGACCACCGGTGGCACAAACGAGGTGCAGACGCTGACCGAGGAAGGCGTGACAGCCGGTCACTTCACGCTGGAATTCGAGGGCGACGTGACGGCGAACATCGCCTTCAACGCCACGGCCAAAGAAGTGCTCGAAGCGCTGGAAGGGCTGGCCGACATCGAGGAAGGCGACATCACCGTCACCGGTGCCGCCGCTGGCCCGTACACCGTCACGTTTAAAGGGCGCTACCAGTCCACGAATGTGCCTGCACTCGTTGCCAACAACACGGGTCTCATCGGCACGAGCCCGAAAGTGAAAGTCGCGACGTCGAGCGAAGGCGCGGCGGGAGCGGGAAACTTCCCCGTCGGCGTCATCTCCGAAGTTGATGTCTCGCGCGAACCTGCCGTAGCGCGGATCAACGCGAACAGCTGGCAGTCCTTTCTACAGGCTGGGAGCGTGACCTGATGCCCGGATACGGCCGCTGGGGCAAGCACATCGAGCTTTTCAGCCGATACGAGACCTTCCGCGATGACCCGAAGGTGCAGGAGATGCTGATGCAGGAGGCGTACCAGGGCGGACCCGTTCGCTCCGGCACCGGCGGACCGGAGGGTCGCGCCGATTTCCCGCTCTACCTGCAGACGGTCATCCGCCACACGATGCGCGAGCGCTTCCAGACGGTCGCCGCGAAGTGGGACTCCTACATGGGGATCGAAAATGCCCTGGACTTCCGCGAGCACACGGTCTCGCAGATCAACGGCATTCTCGGCGTCGGCGACGTACAAGAGGACGGCGAGTACCCGAAGATGCGCACGTCGGAGACCCCTGGGCCCTCGTTTGCCGTCGGCAAGCACGGCGGCACCTACGACGTAACGATGGAGCTGGTCATCAACGACCAGGTCGACTACATCTTGAATCGCACGCCGCGCGAGCTCGGCCGCACGATGGCGGAGTACATCTCCCGCGTGATCGTCGCGTTCATCGAGAGCGACCCGACGTACACGCCCGACGGCGAACCATACTTCTCCAACGCCCACGAAAACAACGTGGTCGGCGAATCGGCCGAGGCCAACGAGGCCAACCTGCTCGCCGCGCTGGACATCATGCAGCTGCGCCGCGCCGCGGACAGCCACACGCCGTTCACGGTGCAGCCGAGCAAGATCCTCGTGCGCGCTCCGAGCCACAAGGCGCGGTTCGACGCGATCATCCGCTCGCAGTTGACGGGCGTCCGCCAGGACGCGCCGAGCAACCCCGGCTTCGGCGTCTTCTTTGCGGGCAACTACAACCCCGCCTTCAACGTCCTGCCTCCCGACGCCGTCGTCCAGGAGCCGTGGCTGAACACGCCGCAGGACTGGTACATCTTCGGCGACGCGGCCGACCGCGCCCCCTTCGTGATCGCGTTCCTGCAGGGCAATCAGACGCCCTTTATCGGGCTGAAGGACCCGCAGGTCCGAGACGCGTTCTCGAACACGAGCGACCCGTACTCGTGGTGGTTCGACCAGATCGCATTCAAGCTGCGGCACTTCTTCGGCGTCGCCGCCGGCGAGCCGATGGCCGCGATGCGGATGGTCCCCGCCTGATGCCTAGGGGCGAGCACACCGCCACAGGCCCGACGTTCAGCGTCGGCCCGATGGACGTGGACAGTGCGGCGGGGCTGACCGGACGTCTCGGCACGCACAACAAGGCGGGCGCGCTGCTGCGCCGTCACGCCGCGTCCTTCCCGCGCGCGCTCATGCGCATCCTCGAGCTGCCGAAGGACGACGTCGGCTCGCGCGCGGTCAAGCGCTGCCTGGACTCCGTCAAGGAGGCCGCCATCTCGGCGAAGGGTCGCCACCAGTTCCTGCGCGAGGACGACGAGGTCCTTGCCGCGAGCGTGCGCGAGGATCCCGCCAGCGGCGAGCGCTTCGTTGCGCTCATCTACCGCAAGCCTTCCGGGCGTATCGCGCGAGGCGCGATCGACGCCGACAGCGTGCTCGGCCTCGACGAGGCAATCGCCGACCAGAAGGCCGAAGACGCAGTCGAGCGCGGCGGGCTGCACCTGGCCGCTGGCTTCGGCGAGGCACCCGTGCCACGATCCTTCGACGACGCCGCCGAGCTCGACGACGCACGCGAGGAGGCCGCGCGCCTGCGCCGCGACTCCGAGGAGCGCGAACGCAAGCACGCGAACACGATGCGCGAGCTCAGCGAGCGCCTCGCCGCGCTCGAGGATGCGCCGCCCTTCGAGGGCTACGGCGACACGAACGCCAAGGACCTCGCTACACAGATCAAGTCGGAGGGCCTCTCGCTGTACGGTCGCGTCGGTCTCGAACGGATCGTCTCCTACGAGGAGGCACACCAGAACCGCTCGACGGTCGTCGACGCCGCGAAGGACGTGCTGGCGGCGGCTGAGGCCGCAGCGACCTAGGCCGAGGCGTCCCGATGGACGCCGTCGCGAACTTCTCCTACACGACGGTCACGGTTGCGCCTTCGCCGGCGGCATCTGGGACATCGCTCACCGTCGGCGATCCCGAAGTTCTGCCGGTACCGCCCTTCAACGCCGTGGTCTGGCCGGCTGGCGCGCCGATTCCGCTGGCTACGCAGGCCGAGGTCGTGCGCGTGACGGCCGATGCCTCCGGCGTACTGACGATCGTGCGCGACGCCGAGACGGGCGGGATCACTCGCTCGATCCGCGTCGGCGATCAATTCATGGCTGCGATCACCGCAGGGCTACTCGAACAGATCGGCTCAGGGGGCGGCGGTGGCGCACTGCTCAAAGCGAGCAACCTGTCGGACCTGGCAAGCGCATCGACAGCGCGTACTAACCTCGGTCTCGGCACCGCTGCCACGCAACCTAGCTCGGCTTTCGATGCTGCCGGTGCTGCCGCAGCCGCAGCGGCAGCCGCCTTGGCAGCCGCAGAAACAGTAGCCAACGGCAAGCTCGCCAAAAGCGCGAATCTCAGCGATCTAGCGAGCGCAAGCACGGCTCGAACGAACCTCGGCCTTGGGACCGCAGCTACTCAGGCTGCGAGCGCCTTTGACAGTGCCGGTGCTGCTGCTGCGGCAGAATCGGCTGCTACCTCGGCGCTGGCCGCAAAGGCTCCCCTAGCCTCTCCAGCCCTCACCGGCTCCCCAACGGCGCCGACCCAAACCGCTGGCGACAACTCGACAAAGCTCGCAACGACGGCGTTTGTGGCGAAGGCGATCGAAGCCGTAGTCGCAGCGAATACGCAGACGGCCGCATATACGCTCGTGATCGGCGACCTCGGGAAGGTCGTAGAGCTGAACTCAGCCTCGACGGCAGCGGTTACGGTTCCTCCACACTCGAGCGTGGCGTTTCCTGTCGGGGCGATAATCCCTCTCGCTCAAATCGGAGCCGGCAAACTCGAAGTAAAAGCTGGCGCAGGAGTGACGATCCATAGTTCTAGCTCGCTTAAGACACGCGCTCAATGGTCCGAAGTAACGCTCCGTCAGCGCGCCGAAAACGAATGGGTGCTTTCCGGGGATCTTGAATGAGCGTTCTTCTCCTCGCACGTCCGCGGGGAAGGCGGCGAGGGGCCGGCCCGTCTACGCCGGTGCTCGATACGTTCACCCGTACAGAATCGCCGCTGAGCAACAGCGCGAACTGGGTTGGCTTCCGCCATGAAGGTGCCACGCCGGCGACGGGCGCAACGAATGGGTCGGTGCTTCAGCTAGCTGCAGCGAACCCGTCTATCCGAGGAGCCCTCTGGCACACGGTTTTCGCGGCTGCGCAACAGGACGTCTTCTGCGACATCTCGGCGATTGGCTCGAACTGGCTCGAACTCTGGCTCGCGGAGGAATCCGAAACGGCTGGCTACTCGATCGAAGTCGTGCCGGAAACCGCACCCAAATGCAAATACGTGCTGCTCAAGAATCACACCACCACCCTCGCCACCGTAACGGGCGAACTCGAAGTAGGCGACTCTCTCTGGCTCAACTACGTGGAAGCGACGGGCATCCTGACGGTATGGCGCAAGCACGCAGGCGTGTGGGCGAAGGTCACTGAATTCACCGACACAACTCCTCTGAAACACGGTGGACGCATCGGGTTCGCGGCTCGATGCAACACGGCCGAATGGCAGCTCGACAACTTCGGCGGCGGTGGCGAAGCCGTAGTGGAAAGCGTCGCAAAGGGCTTCTCAACGAACTCAGACTTTGAATCAGCAGCATCCGCTGCCGCCTACGCGCTAGCCAGCCCAACCTATTGCCGCGTTGGGTTCGCCATCGGCGCGAGTGCCGCAGAAGTCGCGGCCGCTACGACGTTCTTCAACAACAAAGGCATCAGTTGCATCCCGATGGCAGGGGCTTCGGGACGAATTGCAACATCGGCCGAGGCCAAAGCGCTGAAAGCATGGGCCGAAGCGATCGTGACAAAAGGTGGTCAGTTCATCGAGTTCGAGAACGAGACGAACTACCAGATCGAAAACACGAAGGCCAACGGCAAGATTTACGGCGAACGTGCCAAAGAAGTTGGCGAAGCGATCAACGGGACCGGAGTCAAGGTACTCGTACAGGGCTCCGACGCCGGTAAAGGCGGAGCGCAGGTCTGGCTTGAAGGCGTGCTCGAAGGTTGGCCGAAATGCTGGGAACACCCGGCGTTCGGCGGCTGGACGATTCATCCCTACCCGGGCCAGAAGAAATCCGGGCTGACCGACGAATTCGGCCTGCTCATGACCAAACGGATGATGACGGCACTGGAAGAAGCGGGCGACACGACTTCGCATATCTGCGCAACAGAGTGGGGCGAGACGTGTACGGCCAACGGCCGCAAACTGAACTCCGAACAGGAATTCAACTACGAACAGGCCGCCAAAGTGCTCGAAGAACATCATGTACTTCTGGCGAGTGCCGCGAAAGGCCGATTGTTCATGCTGCTGCTCTTCCAGCCGCACGATCAGAAAGAAGACAACGGCACGAGCGAAGAACGCGAATGGTTCTTCGGTGCTATGACGAACACCGGCGCGACCAAGGGCTCGTTCACGACGTTCGTTCAGAAGTGGCTGAAAGGCGAAGCGTGAGTCGCCTAGGCGACAACCGCCTCGGAGCCTAGACTCGGAAAGCCCGTGGAACTCCCGACCCCCGAAGCGCTCCGACAGTTCAGTTCCGTGCTCACGGCGCGGCTCCCGGAGGACGGCGGCGCGAACGACGCCTACCTGACGCGCGCCGCGAGCGTCGAGGGCCCGCTCGTCGCGCGCATGACGGGACGGAAAATCGGCTTCCCCAAGATGCCCGGGCACAAAGTCGAGGAATGGCTCGAACCAATCGCCGTCAACGTGATCGCGCTGCGCATCGAGCGCTCGGTGATTCTCGGCTTCAAGGCGAAGACGCGCCAGGCGACCGTCGAGGGCGCGCGTCTCTCGAGCTTCTCCGCCGGCCCGTACTCCGAGAGCTACCAGCCGATGGCGGCCGAGTTCTCCGGCCACGTGCTCGACCCCGACCGCGCGATCCATGACCTGCTGTGGGAGCTCTGCACCGAAGAAAAGCGCGGATGGTGGCGCGCGTACTGGGGCGGCTACAACGTGCCCGCCGGCGCGGCGCAGTCGGTCCCGTGGGCGCTGCCCGGGCGCGTGCGGCAGGGGTACTAGGCCGTGCCGCTCTCGAGCGTCACCGAACACACCGTCACGCCTCTCACCGAGAACGCCTCGGGCAACTACATCGAGGGCGAGGCCGATGTCACGCTCGAGCGCGGCCGTCCGTTCCCCGGCGTGCTGTTCCTGCCGGCGACGCAGCAGCTCAACCGCATGGGCCGCCAGGTCACGAAGCCGACGCTGATGTACGAAACGAGCCAGGAAGATGACGAGGGCGAATTCGTCGCGATACTGCGCTCGGGTGATCGCGTCGGGATCGTCGCCGAAGAGCAGAACATCGCGCAGGGCCTCGACCCCGCCGCCGAGCTCGTGTGGGTCGTCGACGGCACGCCGCAGCCGCTCGGCCGTCCGGGCGATGAACCGAAGGCGATCATGGTCGCCGTGCGAGCGGTGGAGGACTGATGGAGGGGCGCCAGCTGCCCGACGGCGAGATAGCTGGCGAGGCGTGCTTCGAGCCGGGCGTCTACGGCCGCATCAAGGAGAACGGCGACTGGTACGCGTGCACGCCGCCGGGGATGCTCGCGAACCTTGCCGGGCACGACGTCGTCGAGCACGATGACGGCACGATCACCGCGAGCCCTTCGATTCTCGTCGGCGACGGCACCGGCCGCCAGTGGCACGGCTACCTCGAGCGCGGCGTCTGGCGGAGCTGCTGAGCGTGGGCTATACGCAGGTCGGCGACCTCGAGGCGATGTTCGCCGTCGAGCCGTGGGAGCGCTGCGCCGAACGGATCACTAGGCGCTGCGGCGATCGCCTGCTCGAGCTGGCGCGCGCGTACACGCCGATCGCCGTCGTGGACCCCGAAGAGCAGTTCGCGCGCGGGCGCGTGCCGGGCACGCTCAAGGAGAAATGGCGCATCGGCGAGGTGCGACTGCTCGGCACCGGGCACTTGGAGGTCGTCATCGAGAACAACGACCCGATCGCGCGCTACGTCGAGTATCCGACCAAACCGCACACGATCCGTCCGAAAGCCGACCGCCAGGCCGCCAGCGTGGTCGAGACGCGCAAGCCGCGCGGCACCCTGCAGGACGGGCGCGCGCATCTGCGCTTCAAGGTCGGCGGCCGCGTGGTCTACGCCCGCGAAGTGCATCACCCCGGCACGCACGGCGCGTTCATGCTCACGCGCGCGCTGGCGACGCTCGCCACGGAGTGGCCATCGATCGCGCGCGAGGAGATTGCGCGTACGGCGTCAGAGGTAGGCTCGACGCTGTGAGCGCGGCCAACACGCAGAACGACGCGCACATGAGCCTGCGGCGCTGGGCGGCGCTGATTCTCGGCAACACGCTCGCCGGCAACCCGTGGACCGTCGTCACGCAGGAACAGGCCGTGCCCGACGAGAGGCGCCCGGTCGCCGTCGTTGCGCCCGCGACCGAGCTCACGGTGCTGTTCGCTCGCCAGACGCCGGTCGCCGGCGACGTGCGCGTGCAACAGGGGCTCGTCGTCACGGCCTACACGGAGATGACCGACGGCGAGGGCAACGCTCTCTCCACGCGCGCCGCGCGCCGGCGAGCGACCGAAGTCGCTGACCTGCTGATGAACGGCCTGCTGATTGGCTTGGAAGACGACGACGGCTCGGCGCTGTGCGGCCCGATGGACATTCCGATCTACGACTACGACGGCGTAGCGGTCGAGGGACCGGAACGCGGGCCGGGTCCGAACAGGCCGTACGGCATGATGGAGGCCCTGTCCTCGAGTTCCGAGCCGATCCCCGACCCAGACGATGACCGCCGCTGGACTGTCGTGCTGAACCTCCGTCTGGCGTGGTGGCGAGCAGGTCGCGCGCGCGCCGGCGGACCGCCTCCTCCGCAGACGGGCTCGATGCCTGCCACGTGGGTCGGACCCTAGGCGGATCGCTTACGGTTTGCCCTCGCGGTCGGCGGTACGATGCCGCGCGATGAGCGAGACGTCCACTGAGCAGGCGAAGCCGGGCAGCGGCCCGGACCGCGGGAAGGCCGCCACTCCGCCCGCAGCGCCGCCCGCCACTCCGCCCGCAGCGTCCCCGGATCCCGCGCCGGAGGGACCGCAGGAGTTCACCATCTCCAAGCTCGTCCAGCGCGCCGAGTCGCTGCTCGAAGTTTCGCCGCATGTCGTCGTGGCTGCGCTACACGATGTCGAGGCCGATGCGACGCTCACGCTCGACGACGCCAAGCAGCGCGTCGAGGGCTACCTCGAGCACGTCGAGGTACGCGACGGCCGCGAGCCGCAGCCTGAGCAGGGGGCGAGTTCGTGAGCAGCGGGACCTTCGTCAAGCCGGTGCTGCCGGGCTCGGCGATCACCTTCGTCGGGCAGGCGATACAGCGCGTCGCGCCGTCCTTCGCCGATGTCGTCGCGCTGCCCGTGACGCACACGTGGGGCCCGGTGAACGAACCGACGCTGCTCGAACGGTTCTCCGACTGGGAAGAGATCTTCGGTCCCGACGAATCGGAGGGACGGCGCGCGGTCCTTCAGGCATTCGCAGGCTCGAATCTCCCCGGCCGCGGCGGAGCCGGCGGCGTCTACGTTTCGCGCCTCGCGGGCTCGGGAGTCGCGAAGTCGGCGATCGCACTCACGAACACAAAATCCGCCGAAGTGGCGCTGTTTGTGTTTGCGGTCTA